GAGGTTCGGGGTGTTGTTGGTGCCGTAGCCGAAAGCGTATGGCTCGTTGGCGGTGATGCGCAGGGTATCGGCCGCATCTCCCGCGGCTCGGGCCATGTACAGGTCGATATTATCGGATGTGTAATTGCTCGTGCCGTACTTGGCGTCGAGCAGGGCGAAGCGGTTCCTTATGAAGTAAGTGCGGTGGCTTCTGTTGCTGCCCTGAAGGGCGTAAATAAACGGCCACACCTTGCCGTACATCTCCCTTGTGGCAGGAGCGATGTATTTCAGGTATCCGCTCTTATTGAAGGCCCGGTCGCTCCAGTTGCCGCTCTGCTCGTCATTGAGCATTGACAGCACGCGCTCGGTGGTCATTACAGCGCGGAAGGCTCCGGCGCATCTCTTCAAGTCATCCTGAAGGTTGGCGAGAACGAGGTTCCACAGCCATGAGTCATGGCCTTCGAAGGCGTATTTGCCTGCCTCGGCATCCCAGGTATCGCGGTCGGTGGTGTAGAGGTAAACCAGGAAGCAATCGTTGCGTTTGCCTAACTGGGTGTCGCCGTCGTAGTAGGTGATGAACCATTTAAGGCCGTCCCACGTGCGGAGCATCATATTCTTGGCTCTTTGGTCGACACTCAGGAAGTAGTCGGTGAAGATGTAGTAGGTCAACAGGAAGTCCTTGTCGAAGTACTGTCCTATCTCGTCCTTGAACTTCTGGCTAACGAATGTGGACAGATTGTTGGCGTTCGCTCCAGAGGGCACACATGACCGTATCCATCCGTAGAGTCGCTTGAGTGCCGTCTGCTGTTCAGTAGCAAGCCCGGTCCATTTGACATCGCCGTCGCTCTGCGTCTTGCCGACGGAGTCAATTCCATAATTGACTTCGGCTCCTCCATCGAACTGCTCGGCAAGATGCGCGTCGCTCGTGGTGGCGAACAGGCATACCGGAGAGGTGTTGTTCAACATCTCAAGGGCGATGGGGCATTCGGGCGTGTAGCCTTCCACTCCCTCCATGCCAAATACGGGGCCACTTTTGGATTTCTCGTTGTTGAAGTTGTACTGTCCGTAATAGACGTTCTCGCCGTCGGCGGTCTCGGCGCAGAAGATGTCAATAGGCATGCCGTCGATGGCGGTGCGCACGTTTATGGCTGCAAGGCTGTTGCCGCCCTGCTCGTACTGGTGTCTTTGGGGAGGGGTCAGCAGCCCGAGTTCCTTCATGACATCGTTGAACAACTTGGCGCCGCCGGTGTTCAATGACATCGACGAGTCGCAATAATCGCTCTTGCAGCAGGCGATAATCATGGGAATTGCTCCTGGGCGCATGACATATCTGTTGCCAGATAGTACATTCTTCCCGGTCATGGAGAGCTTTTCGCTCCCCTTTGTGAAATAGATACGTATATTCTTGCTCGGATATTTTGTCGACGACGTACCCTGTATGCGGATATAACAATTAGTGAGTATGAAGTCGTAGTCCGGGCCGAGCGGCGAGTAGAAGTAGACGTCGGCAAGGAAGTCGGTCTTTTTATTATTCGTTTCGTAGACATCATCGAGCATGTTTTTCCTAACGATACGCATCACGCCCTTGCCTTGCGCTCGCAGCTTGTCAAGATCCAAGTCGCCGTTGTCACCGAGGATGTCGTTTATAGAGAACTCTCCCATCATCTCCTCGATAGTGTCGCAGTCAACTATGCGGTTCTCAAGTTCCTCATCATCACTCAGTGCGCGGTTATAGACCCTGACGCTCTTGATCTCGATATCGGCCTCGGTGCTGTCGATGGTGATTTCCTGCGGCGTATCCTGACGGAAGCTAAAGGCGGAGTCGTAAATGTCGGCACCTGTGCGATTGCCGTTTATGTATAGCTGCATGAGCCTGTCCTCTGCCGCTGTACCTATGGTGAGGGCGACCTTTGTCCACTCTCCTTCGACTATGTTAGTGGCGAGCTTGATCTCGCGTGTCACCTGCTCGTCATCCTCGTTGGTATAAGTGACGGTTTGCCCGGTGCGGAAGCTCGCCTCGGAGGTTGTGATGAGCAATCCTTTCCCTTTGTCAAGACAAGACACCACAGAGGCCGTGCGGTCCATAATGTTGCTCACGCGAATAGTCATTTCGATTGTCAGACCACCGGACTTGACATCTGTGGCAAAGGGGCTGTAGTCGATGGTGGCCCGTGCGCCGTTGGTGAGCTTCAGGGTTCCGTCTATCCATCCGCTGCTACCCCAGTCCACATTTTCAAATGCCGTTGAAATGCCGTTCGATTCCCATTTGGCGCGGTCATCGGGGCTTTCGTCGTTACTGCGCCCGGCGGCATCGAGTTTGAACTGAAGGCCGTACTGTGCCTCGCCGATGTCAATGCCGCTCTCGGCTACGTCTACATAGATGGCGTATATGGCCGACCCGAGCTTCAACAGAAGGGTCTGTCGCCCTTTCTCTGTGAACCGGTTGGTATAAGTCTGCACGGTTCTGGGCACACTGACCGTACGCGCCAGTGTGCCGTTGTTCCACAGTTCGACGGTTGCAGGAACTACGGAAGGGTCGTAGGCGACAAAGTCGAAGGTGCATTTCTCGTACTGTCCGGCTTCGATGACTGGGAGGGTATGGGCGGCACCTGTGATTATGCGCCCGTCGGGGTGGATGATCTTGGTGCCGATAAAGGGCGCGCTGCTACCGCGCTTGAGTATGTCGAAATAAATGCTTTCGCTGCGCAATGTCAGCCCGTCCTGCTCCATTTCGGCGACCATCTGCACCGTGTGGCGTCCTACCGACAGACCTGCCATGTCAAGAGTGAAATTGGAGTTGGTGGTGCCGCTGCGTGTCACGGCGTGAAGGTTACGCTGCACGCCGTCGACATAAAGTATGACGGATTTCGTGCCTGCTCCGGACACCGCATAGGGAATCTCAACCTTGTCGTGGATATCGTAGCCTCCCTGCGCAAGTCCGGCGGCGATATTGTAGCTGCTCGACAGGCTCAGACTTACCACCTTGATGCTGACGTAGGCAGGTTTGCGCTGCTGCTTGCCGGTGGTCGGATCTGTAGCGGTAGCGGTGATGTAGATGTCGCTCGTGCCGAGCAGAAGATACTTGGTAAGGTCGAGTGTGTAGGTGCCTTTGCCGACATCCTGCTTCGTTTCACTATATGTTGTGACAATGCCGCGCTTTACGACGATTTCAACCGTGGCTTTCTGCCCGGTGCTCTGCCCGGCTTCCTCGCCTGTGAACTGATGGTCGTAACTCCATGTCAGCATGGCTGAACCGCCTTCCTTTATGGTCGTTGCGCTCAGCGAGGCGTTGAGGACTATCTTTGTACCTGCGGATTCCCCGCCACCGCCACCTCCGGCCGGTATGGTGAAATCGGTGATGACAGAGCTCTTGCTCGAAAGCTGCACAGTAACGGTGCCGTCATCGTTCTCGATGACCTCACTGCCGAACAGCGTGCCGGATTCGAGTTCGGAGAGTTTGCCGGCGACAACGCCGTTCTGCACGGGATTGGTGCTTGCCGGGTCGAGGCTGTCGTCGATTTCCACTTTGTCAATGATGATACCTACATTCCCCTCGGCGTCGGGAGTCTTTTTCTCGCCGTTGACGGTGATGCTCCTGACTGTGTTCTTTGAACCGTACTCCTCCCATGCGCCGGGAGTGGTGAAAGTGTTCAGGCTCGTACCTATGAAGCGGTAGTCCTCCCACTTGCCGGCGGCGCTCTCGAATGTGATGATCATGCCCCGTTTCTGATCGTCATCGATGTCAGCCTCGGCGAGTTTAGCCACGGCGGTCGCCTTGGTGTAATAGCCTGTTGTCAGCGGGTGCAGGGCGGTGACGTTATAGTATCCGCTGCCGCTTCCGGTTCCGGCGGTGGCGAACGGTATCCACTTGGTCGCATCGGAGATGTCATTATCCGGATCTCCGATGAACTGCCACGACTCCCAGCTTTTGGGGCCTCTGAATATCATCACACAGCCGATGGACATATACTCGTCACCATCGGACTGCGAGTGAGCGGCCAATGCGTCCTTGGCCGCACTCCAGTCGGCGAACACCCGCTCGGGGTCGCCTAATATGTCGTTCACAAGTACCATGGGATGGCGGCGTGCCGATTCTATGGCCTTCTGAAGCTGTGCGGTGGCGTCATTTGCCGCCGTTGCTGCATCACTGGCCTGTGTCGCCGCGTTTGTAGCGGCTGTCGCAGCCTGTGACGCTACGTCCCGTGCAGCGTTGGCCTGTAGGGCCGCATTGGTTGCGTTTAAGGCCGCTGTTGTTGCGGACTTCGCCGCGTCTTCGGCCGGCTTGCGCAGCAACGACACAGGGGCACTTACAACTTCGGTGCCTCGTATGGCCGGAAGTGTGGTGATACCGTCGAGGCTCGCCACTACGGGGAGTTCGTCTATGCTCTGGCTCTCGGCCTTGATGGCGTTGAGCATCTCGTTCTTGTCTGCCTGTGATAATGCCATGATTAGTCAGTTTTAGTCTGGTTATTTATCTGCTCGTTAAGGCCATCGATGAATGCCGGAGTTCCGTAATTGGCCGCTACCTCCGTGAGGCTCCGGACCTCTTCGTCGGTATAGTCGGTTTCACCCTCGCTGTTGTATATTTTAAGTGCGAGGGCGTGAGCCCTTATGCCGTTGACATTGAGATAAAGCATATTCGCAACGCTTTCCCGGGCATCGCCGGTGCGGTACTGTGTCCTGTCTATCCCGGTGGGGATTCTGAACTGTTGAAAGTTGAGTCTTGCCATATTATCATTCTTTGATTACTGCGACTATAAGACCGTTGCGGACCTGAAAACGCACCTTGTCAAGGTCATAATCCGCAGGGTTGAAAGACACACCATGGAAATATTGAGTGTAGGTGCCGTCGGATTTCATATCGGTGGCGACACGCAGCTCATTAGAACCATTTATCACCACCGTACCATTGAGGGAATGGTAACCTCTTGCATTGGCACGGATATCGCCGTACATTAGCAATCCGATGTTGTTTCGACCGCCGGAGACATTGATATACGCCCCATAGTTGTCAAAATACTCCAGCGGTGTATCGTTGGATATACGCAACAAGCATGATCCCACCGCCGCTCCGGCCGGCATGGTGTCAAGTCCCATGCCAACCCACCGGTATTTATCTCGGAAGCCAAGAAATCCATCGCCGGATGAATACAGGAAGAATTTACTTGTTCCTCCGTCCACAGAACTGCCTGAGTAGCCACCTTCGGCAGTTATGCTATTGGAGCCAATAATAAAGCCGCCGATGGTGCCGGTCGTGGCGTTGATCTCGCCGGTGAATTTGCCGTTGACAGCCTCGATGCTGCCGTCCTCGAGTATCCTGAAGTTGGAGTTGGCGGTTACAAGACCCTCAAGCTGTATGTTGGCGGCCTTGATTTTTACACCCTCCTGTCCGGCACCAACAAAAGCACGGAGGTTGCCGTCTTCGCCGATGGCGTAAAGGCCGGACATCTGCGCAGTGGTTACGATGCCGGATTCGGCAAGCACCTTGCCGTCGGAGTCGAAGTTCTGCGCCGCTATCTTTATCAGTTTCTCGCTCTGCTCAAACAGTGTGCGGTATTTATATGTAAGTGCCTCTACCTTGTCGGTGGACAGCACGAGCATATACAGATATATCTCACCGGTGAAACTCAGTTTGAAGTCACCGGTTCCATTCCAAAGTCCGTCGCAGGTGAACTGCTGATAGCCGTCAGTGGGATTCAACTCCGTGGCATATTCGAAGGAATTGAAATTCTCGAAACCGGTCTTGTCAACATTCTCGAATCCGACTTTCAGCACCCCACTCTTTTTTACTTTGTAGAAGAAGCTCAGATACACCGGCAACGGTTCTTTCTTGCCGTCTGAGTTGGTGCGGAACGTGGGTTTGCTGCGCAGGTCGGCATTCTTCTGAAGTATGTATTTGTCAACGATCCTGACGACCGTGCGGTCTGAATCACGGGTGACACTCGCGCAATTCCCTTTCTTTGTCAGGACGTTGTTATTGACCCAAAGCCATTTGTTTCCGACAAGGAAAAACACAGCCTCGTTGGATGTGTCCCACTTCTCCATCCCCAAAGAGAATGCAGGGTTGCTCAGATAGCCTTTGTCAGCCACGAAGTCCTGGCGCACCGCTTCGATGGAGCTTGTGATTCGCCCCTCTACGATTTCAAACTTTGTCTTTATATCCTCACCTGTAACCAACAGAAACGTGCCTCGCAGATAGGCGTTGTCGCTGTACACGCCGTTGCCGTGGGGCTGATTGTCTGCAGGAAACCAGTCGTCGGTAATGCCGTCAAGGTTGCCGAACCGGGCGCGCAGACAGCCGGAGAAATTCTTGTCGCGGACACCATCAAGGACATCGATGCGGGGTTGACCATCCTCGGTTGCCGATATGAGTATGAGGTTCTGGCGCTTCGGGTCGGTAGTGTTACCCATAAGCACACATTCGTCACCCGGCATCGGCTCACAGCCGGCAAATTCCGTCGCCGGAATCACAACCGTGTCACCGTTTACATCGGCTATCTCCACCCAGTAGTCTTTGCTGCCGCCGGTAAAGGTCTTGCAGCGCATGAGGTCGTGGGCGACGAAAGTGTTCGAATGTGATTATATAATGGCCGTTGGCATTCTGAACTTCTTTTATTTTGCCGTTGGCCGCCGACACGCATATCTGGCCGCCGACGCTCCGGATCTTCTCGATGAGCAGCTCGAATACTGTCATGATCTGACGCACGGTAAGCTTGTCGACCGTCATGTGCGACAGCCCGTTCTCGAGCCATATACGCCAACCCTCTCCGGCGAAGCCGTCTACGAATTTCGGACTGCTTAACAGGGCGCGCACAAGAAGCGTGAGCAGTTCGGCGTTGCCGTCACCGTCAATGGTGCCTCCATGTGTGCCGGGAATGAAATCGCCGGCATCTATACCTTCGTCGAAGATGATTTTCTTTTTGGCCCGATCTGGTGTATTCTTACTGATAAACTCGCGTTGGCTGCGCCTGGCTGAGAATAGATTGTTGTCCGTCGGGGCCGTTCTGTCCCATGTGCGTATAATGTCGGGCAGGGATATAGACGCACCGATGGACCGTGCGTAACTCCTTGCCGCGCTTATATCATCGGTCATCTTGGCCTTGGAGGTACGACTGAGCGCATCGCCTATCTCGATGTCCATCTGAGAAGGGAGATTGACCTTTCGGGTTATCTTTGTGATGCGGCTGTCGCGGTAGCCGGTGCCGGGAAAAAACTTGTCGCTCTCGAGGAGGACCCGGCGGCCGATGAAGAGGTCGGCTTGCTGTTCCTCTATCCATACATGGTCGGTCGGGGCTTTAAACACGGATATGTCAAGCGCATGGTCTGAATTATATTTGTTGACCGCTGTCAGGAATTCCTCTTCGGCAAGCCCGTAGTATTCATCGGGCATGCGCAGGTTCCAAAGTATGTATCTGTTGCCGGTCTTGGGTACAAGGCTTCCGCCGGGAAGCTGTATGTCGTTGTCATAAGGCCAGATTGTGATTATCTCGAACTCGCGGGTATCGGCATTGTAGTTGACCTCGAAATAATATGTACCGTCCTCTTCGTCGCCAAGTCCGGCAAGTTCGCTCCCTTCCTGGAATGACACACGCTTTACAAGACCGCCTATCTCATAGTCGTTGGGGTTGAATGGAAGACTGTTGTCTCGGAAGTAGTAGATGGTGAAATCATTCCCGTCCTCACCCTTCTTCACTTCGGAGCGGACACTGCTGACCGTGCCGGTGCGCCGAGGATAGATGTCTGCGAAGGCATCGCCCTCGTAATGGTCGACCCTTCCGTATTTGTCAGCGTTGACCTCGACGTATCTCTGGCCGTCGGGGAGTTGTAGCCGGGTATGGCCGTATTTTTCCGGATCGATATTGCGGCTACTACCCACCGGCCACAGGCGTGTGTAGAATTTCACATTGTCAGCCTTGCCTGGATCAATGGATGTCAGCCCGTTGTTGTAGCCGAGGGTTATGGGTTCGCCATGCTCGCAACGGCACACGTTGACGGTCTGCCCTTCCGTCCAGTATTCAGCTCCGACTTTCTCGGCTATCTCACGCAGAGCCTCGTCACAGTATTTGCCAAAGTAGTCGATGACGATATTCTCGGTACCATCGACCTGCCCGACTTTCCAGTCGGTGGTATTGTTCCACCCGTCGTTCATACATTTCACTACCATGGCGACATGCTCTCGGGGCGGTGCCGTGAGCGTGAACACCGGGTCGTTCTCGTCATCGACGGTCTTTATAACAAGTATATTTCGGAGCAAGCTCTCGATGCCGTATAACTTGAGGTCGTATTTCCACTCCTTTGTCGATACTTGCTTGGGACGGTACTGTTCGGTAAGCCAATAGCGCTCCCCCTCGAAGTCAACGTAATCGTCGACATCGAGTTCCACATGCTCGTAAAGCGTGAAGGAGAGTGTCAGAACATTGTCGCCCTGTATCTCCTTTGCCTGTGTGGAGCTGTCATTGGGTGCGAGTTCCGCTCGGGGATTGCCCGCCCTGTCGTATATTGTCAGAACCATGTTTGAACGGTGTTATAATGCGGTTAGAATGACGGTTCAGGCTCCCTGAAGGTAACCTTGAAACGACTGGCCTGCACCCCCTCTTTCCAAAGGCACGAAAGCGGTTTGTAGGCTGTACTGCTGACATAGAACACACGCATGGTCAGGCCGAGCTGTCTGAAACGTATTGTTAGCCACCCATCCTTTCCCTGCTTGAGCATGGCGATGAATGCCCGGTAACACTCAAGCCATTCGGCGACCGTCGGAGCAAATATGGCAAAGTGCAGGGTGACGTCTCGCTCCTCATCCCTTACATCGAGTTTTGCCGAGTAGCGTGAGCCGTCGCGTTCGCGTATATTGACGCCCACATGGCTTTTTACCTTTGCCGGTGTCATTATAGCAGTGAGGTTTTCCCGACCGCCGCGCTTCTCTTCAGTGAGGAATGCGCCGTACTCTTTCCAAATGTCGGTGCCGTTTATCGTAACAAGTCCTTCCAGTGCTTCCATATCAATGTGTCTTTAGTCCGTCTCGAATAATCTGTATTATCAAATCCTTTATCTCGTCTGCCGTTGCGGCGTTTGATCGGGTGCTTTCCGCAATCTTGGAAAGGAGGCTTTCCGCCCGGCTCATTTTCTCGGTCACATCATCTATCTTGGCATCGATAGAGGTGACATGCCCCTGTACGGAGGTGAACAGCCCCTCGAGCTTGGTGCCCTGATCTTGAGACATGGCGAGAAAACCTCCGGCCTTGCCGCTTTGGGAGAACCCTTCTGCATTGCGTATATCGATGCCGTACTTGTCGAACATACCAACGACAGTCTCGAGGATTCCCTCAAGTGTGGGAATGTTGCTTCCATAACGATCTATGAGTCCGCCGGTGAGTTTGGCCACTTCTCCCATCAGCTCCTGTTCGCTTATCTTGCCTTCTGCATATTTCTCATATATGGCCGCTATGTCGTCGCTGAACGTGCCTATGACTTTATCGAGAACTATTGTCCTAAGCATATCGGACACGATGTCACGAAAGGTGCCGGAAGCGTATTCCTTGAAAGAGTCGAGCGCGTCCTTGCCGTTGTCGAGCCAGTCCCAAAGACTGTCGACGAAGTTGTCGACAAGCGGCTCATACATGGAACTGACATATTCATGGAGGTTTTGTATGTACTCATCATATTTCTCTCGGAGCTCAATCAACGCCTCAAGAGTTTCGCGGGTCTGACCTACGAGTTTGTTTCCATAATTATCAAGTATGGACCGGGCAAGTTCCTTATCTATCAGCCCCTTCTCGTCAAACAGTTCTCCAAGGCCGTTGTTACGTGCCCAGGATACAAGATCTTCGGTCTTTTGGGAATGACCGCCTATGCCGGTGCCAAGGAAACCGCTACTCTTTTTACGTGTTTCTATGCGGAGATTGTTTATCGCCGCTGTCTGACCTTCCTTATAACTACCCTGGCCCCAGAGGTCGCGCCATTCGTCCCACCATCCGAGAATGGAGAGGTTAGCCATTACCCAGTTGAAAGCTCCTGTCAGCCACCCCCCGCCGCTTTCATTACGATACACTGCCTGTGACTCAGACGCTTTCTTGACATAGGCAGCATAAACCTCGTCGTGGTATTCACGCCACTTTCTAAGGTTCTGCATCCCATCCTCGGCAAACCATGCATCCTCTTCCTGTCGTGCCTCGAGCAACGCAAGCCGGTATTGGCTTACAGCATCGGTAAGCGCATTGATTTCCTTAACTTTCTCGGCGTATGCCTCATATTCCTTGAATGCCTTGTTGTTGCCAAGCTCGCTTATCTTCTGCAGTAACTGAACCGCAGTGGAAACAAGGGCCAGAATTATCGAGGCTTTCTCGACTGCGGAGACAGCCTCCACGCCGACTTTCTGCACGGTGGCTATTCCGTCGATGGTGTCAGTGACAAAGCTCCCGATATCCATTATCAGACCCATAATCTCGCCGGCAGTACCTCCGATGGCATTGCCAACACCTTTAATGGCTTCCGTCAGCTGCGAGACGCTATCCCGGGCTTCCTTCTCTGCCTTGACAAAGTTGTTGCTCGCCCTGACATGCCGGTCCTTTGCCTCGGTGTATTTTTTCAGCGCCTCGCCCATGCTGAGATAGGTGGCTACAATAACCGGCTTGCCGTTGGCGTCAACGCCTTCGGACTTGAGACCTGTAAAGATTTTGCCTCCGTTGGTCACGGTATCGAGCTGCCGTTTGGCTGCAGCAAGCTCACGCTGGGCCACCGACAATTCCTGCGCCCTTTTAGACAAAGCACCAAACGGATCACGGCTGTCCAACTCAACCATTATCTCGCGGATTGTCGTAGTATATTCGCGCAGGTCCTGAGGGTCAAGAACCGAGGACGCTGCGGTCTTGGCTTTCTCAAGCTGTGAAAGAAGTTCGTTCAGGGTCTCGGTCGAAGTGCCGCGAAGATCCTCAAAGGCTCGGATATAATCGGGCGACTGGCGCAGCACATCGAAGTCATGCGCCATCAGTTCCTTCCCTTTGGATTTTATAGCCTCGGCCATGGAACGGTCAATCCGCGCCACAGCTTCAGCATCTCCGGCAGATTCAGCCTGTAACAGGGCTTTACGAAGCTCCGCTATCTCGGAGTTATACCGCTCCTCTATTTCTTTGCGTTGGTCGGCATAGGATTGATATTTATCCAGAAGCTCCTTATAAAGATTGTCCGTGCCGGCTTTCATGGCGGCATCCGCGCTTTCCTGCGCCCTCGTGATCTGCTCCTGCTGCTCGGTAGTCAACCCGTATTCATTCAGCCCGACAGTTCCGGCTTCCTTATTCCGTGCGGCAAAATCATCCCGCATCTTGTCTATCTCGGCACATTGCTTCTCATAGTCAAGAGCTATCTGACGGCGGCGGCGCTCGGCACTGTCGGCCATTTGGTCGATTTCATCCTGCTCGTTCTGCCAACGGAGCTTACGCAACTCCTCCGCAGCCTTGCGGACTGCCTCCAACCGCTCATCTTTGCCGGGAACGGTCTTAGATTGGCTCTCTACAGTTGTTGCTGCCATCTGTGGAATTCTGAGTGCTGCAAGGGCATCCTCAGTCGCCCCGATTTCTTTCTGCAGATCACCCACGCGTTTTTCAGCTTCATCGGCGGCCGCCTTTACCTGACGGTCACGCTCCTGAAGGGCAAGCCTGTTGCTTTCTGAGTTATATGTCTGCGCATCACTGACTTCATAGGTGTAAGTTTTCCACGTCCTTCCGACACCGGCAGAGGTCACGGCATAGTGATCGTGAGCGACCTCCCGTACCCCCTTCATGCCACGTGCCTTTGCATCAGCGTAACTAATCTCATCACCTTTGGATTTGACACCGTACCGGGCATTGCGCCGGGCAAGTTCCTGCTTCTCGATCATCGTCGAGTAAGCGCCGGTGACAGCCTTGTCAAGAGCAGCCGCCTTGGCGCGCAGAACGAATGATTGCACCACGTTAGAGGTGTTGTTGACAAGCACAGCTTCCGCATCCTTGACATTGTTTACAGACAATCCAAGTTCCTGAAAAGCCTTCTTGTTCTCATCGACAAATTTACGCCGCTTTGACATGTCATCCCCGAGGGCTTTCCACGCGCGCTGCAGTTTATTATATGCGGCAATCTGGGAACCCGCACTTTCCCCTATCGACCGGGCGATTTCCCCGTTGATTTCCTTTGTGCGCTCCAGTTGTGCCTGACGCTCCTCCTCGGCTTTCTTTGCGGCATCGTTGCCTTTCGCAAACGCGTATAGGGCACCTACAACGGTGACTATGGCCATCGCGAGCAGCACATAGGGATTCGCCTTGGCTACAGCGTTGAATGCCGCCTGTGCGACCGTGGCCGCTTTGGTGGCGATGACACCGCGCCCTACCG